AAGTAAATTTATTACTATTGAATGCATCTGCACCTGACCCTGTTGTAACTACATCAAGCTTATCGATGCCTAATAATTTTGCATAGCTATCTATCAAAGTATTTCTTTCACCGCTAGCATTTGCATTCAATGGCGAACTACTTATTGACGTTGATCGCGGAACTCTTTCAAATTTTACACCCCAGAAATATCTAGAGTCTGCTAATTCTGTACCACCAGGTGAGCCTCTAAACCCTCCAGTTGTAGAAACATTCCCTCTAGTGCATTTAAGCCTTAAAGGTACAGGTGGAACTATTGCGTATCTTGAATCATGCCGATCTGTACCTACATAGGACATAAGTCTTGTTGTACCTTTTGTAGTTTTAGATCCAATACCAGTAATTGAATTGCCAATTGCAGCAGTTAAATTATCATTAGTTTTTAAACTAGGAAGTCCTCTAAAACCAAAAGGCATTGTTTCATCAGGTATTTTTCTATCAGCAACATTAGCATTCATTATTATTCTGACATATCTTGACTTATTGGGATATTTACCTGTTACATTCAATCTTCTTTCTGAGTCTGTTTCAGCATCAAAATTGTAGTAAACTTTATAGTCACCTATTTTTTTAGCAACATAATTTTCATCAGACGGATCTAATGTACACTTAGCATATTGTTCTAATATTTTAAGATTTGTGTCTGTATCATCATATGCCCTTACAAGAACTGTAAATGTAGGAAAAGAATTTTTAATATCTGTCGATCTTCTTAAATTAGATATTGATACTTTAACTCTTGAATTTCCAACTTCACCATCATCTAAGCTTTCAAAGTAGAACAAATCATATTCTTTGTTACCGAAAGGCTGTGATATAAAGTTTGTTGTTCGTGCAGTTTTAAATCTTGTATTGAAATTTCCAAAAAGCCTAATAAAAGCCAGCGAAGTATCTCCACCAGACTTAGTTGTATATATATGACTTCCCGAATGGATGTGTACAGTTTCTGTATCCGATACATATGTAACTTTTGCTAACTCACTTTCAACAGGAAAATCAGCATAAAGTAAATGTTGATCTCTATGAAAGTTATCAACGCTAGTATTTAAAACTTTTGTTATATAATGATCACTATTTGGATCTAAAGATGCAGTATATATTTTTATTCCTGCCTTTTTCTCATCATTTGCAAATGTGCTTCCAGCTGATGAATTTATAACAAATTTAAATGCACAAGCTTCTGACGAACCATCGTATGTATTTGTAATTGCGCCATCACTAAAAGTACCTGCAGAAGGATAGCTACCAGTATAATCTAATAATTCTGCTCTTGCACCAGATGCAAGAAAAAGCATACCTCTTAAAATGTATATATCACCTGATGCACCACTCAAAAATGATACATTATCTGTAAAGCTGGCTACACCATGCTGTTGATTTGCTTGCAAGGTATGTTTTGCACTTAAAAATTGGACTGCGCCTTTATGACCTCCACTTGCTGCTACACCTTTTAAAACAAAGCCTGCGTTTGTAACAGTTCCCTTTGCTATAGTTGTTGATATCTCAGTTGTTGTAGTGTTAGATCCAGCTCCTAACACTCTCACATAAGTCACTGCCGTTTTATTCTGCAAAAAAGCATTAACTGCATAGGGACCAAATAATTCTGAATCTAATCCACCGAATTTTGATTTAAAATCAGAAAAAGATCCAACTGTTACAGGTACAAATGCTGGCCCGTGTTTAGCAGTTCCAACAATTCCTGCAGGAACTCCTTCAACGACTTGAGCTCTATGTGTTAAATCAACTTCTTTTTCAAAAAAACCCGGTGATCTAAATGTCTGTTCTGCCATTCACCACTCCTAAATACTTCTTATATAACTATGGCGCTCTATTCGATTTATCTTTGATTTGTCTTACGTTTATTTACTCATACTGACTTTCTAACTTTTTAACGATCAGTGGAGATATCACAGACTCACCCGATCGTTTATTTCTTGTTAAAACTTTTGAATAACTTATTTCTTTATTATCTGTAAATGGGTTTACAACAATAATTTCTAAATCTTCGTTTGACTCACCTCGTTTTAATGAACTTCTAATTGATGCTTCATTAGTTAAGTCTGTCAAAATATTTATCTTGTCTTTTGAATTTTTATTTGACTGATTGTTGGACACAATGTTTGTTTTTGATTCATTGTAACCGAACTCTATCATTGGCGCAGATACATATGATCTTATTTGCCTGGGCATTCCTTTCATACTCTTTGGGTTGAGCATGTATCCTGGGACTGTAAATCCAATTGTGTGTTTAATTAACCTTTCTTCATCAGAGTAATTGTCAAAATTTGTATCACTTGAAAATTGATTATCAAAAAATGCAACCAATTCAAATCCTGCGTCTGTTTTCATTGCGATCTCATGCGCCTGTCCTGTAAAACTCCTGAATAGCGTTTGCAGCATCTTATTTGCCTGCGTTAGATACTGTGCCCAAAATACAATCGTATACTTAACTGCGATAAATTTTGGATATGGAATCTCAATTATTTCAAATATATTGTTATTCAAATTATCGCTCAATGTGTTATTGTGGTTTGAAAAACTTAAATTTCCGTTATTTCTTCTTGATGCTATAGTTCCAGCTTTGGAAGTATTACCTGGAAAAATTGTATTTGATCCAAAATTTTTTCTTGATGCAACATTATCCTGATTTTTCAATCCTTGCTTGTTTATTAAGTTTTGATAATTTCTGTCTCTATCGTGAAGTCTTTTTTTAATATAATAACCCGGTTGATCATTGAATGCTATTGGCGTTCTAAAACCGTGTTGATTGGGTGATATGTCAATATCTGCTCTCATTATAGAAATAAGTGGTAGTATAAGCGCATTATTTCGATCCCTAATTGGATTTTTTCGCCTAGTTAGTGCAAATCTTTCACCTGCTGCAAAAACAACAGGTACCTTTCTTGATTTGCCCTTTATTTCTGTTTCAAATGAAATTGTCTTATCAAATAAGTCAAAAATTGACCGGTCTATATCTTCGATCTCAATACTAGGAAATTCAAAATTATCAGGAACGTTAGTACCGTCAAATGATGTTATAATGCTTTTTGTGGGTTTATTTCCCATTATTCATCCCCGTAAAAAGATGATCCTGCTCTTGCATTTCCGCCTTTTTTTGACACCTCTTTTGGTCCAGAAATAGGATCATCAAGAATACCATTTTTTCTAAGATCTCTTACATCACCTGTTTTGCCAAGCCTATTATTCTCAAATCCTCGTTGCTGAACAAATGTCTCCTGAACTGCATCATCATCAGAGTATGTTTCTGATGTTGGACCAAAAACTTTTGAAATAAATTGCCCTTTTCTTGATTGTGTACCTTTTAAAGTTATGTATTGCTCATGTTCTACTTGTCCAAATATTATATCTGCATCAGGTGCCTGTGTTATCTCAAAAAATACACTACCAAATGAGAAAAAATCGCCCTCTAAAATTTCTATACCCCTGTCAAGTAAATCCTTTGATTGAATGTGTGCTGAAACACGAAAATATTTTTCAGATCCGAACCGGTTTGTCCTAATATCAGGTGCCTCATACTTCACCAAACACTCTATTTCAATTGGATTGTCAAATATCTTTTCAGGAGATTCCTCATAAATATCGTGAATATTTGATTTGATCTCAGAGATTGGAAAAAAATATATCTTTTGACCTATGACATCCTTTATCAATTCTTTAGTTATGTCATTTATAAAATTAATTTCTCTTTTTGTTATGAAGAATCTTGCCATTTTTTATCCGAAGTAAATGCATTTGCCATTAGGTACGGGAATGTACCTTAATTGCTTATTTAAATTTTCTGCACGTGTTGCCTGTAACTCAACTAACTTATCATATGTCATTGTCTCAAGCATTTCCTTCAACTTTTCCTTCAATGAGTCTCTATCTGTCCTTCCATTACTTATAAGGTCAGAGCCATTTAATGTCACATCTCCATTTGGAATTGGAATATTTCCAAATTTTGACCTTATATATCCTAATTGTTCTGTTGAGAGTGCAAGACAAAATTGCCTTATCCACTGACGCCCTATAGAATTAATATTGTTATACTCAATATTACCAAATGGTAAATTACTCATATTTGAAACACCATTCAGCGTTGCATCATAATAAGATGGAGACTTAGGGTCAGGATATTGCCTTACTCTTACCCATAGCTTTTTACCTGTTGT